CGGCGCAAGCGGATTAATTGGTAGAGAACTTTGTAAACAGCTTAGTATAGATAATTACGTTGTTGCTGTTGATAACGGATTTAGATACGACCATATTCCGCATTGTGATGAATTTATAAACAGTGACGTTACTGCATTTCTAGCAAAAGAACAATTTAATTATGATTATATTTTCCATATGGGAAATATTAATGGCACAAAATATTTTTACGATATTCCTAACGAATTAATACAATCTAATATTGAAACAGATTTTGCAGTGTTTAATTTTGTAGAACAAAATCCTAATTGTAAATTAATATACGGCAGCAGCAGTGAAATTGTCGCAGGAACAGATATTTTTCCTACTCCTGAACAGACTGATATTACTATTAATGATATACATAATCCAAGATGGAGTTATCGTTTAGGTAAAATAGTAGGCGAAAACTATCTAGTTAATAGCAGTATTGATTATCTTATTATAAGATTCTTTAATGTATTTGGTCCTGCTTCAGGAAGCGGACATTTTGTAAGAGATATACTAGATAAGATAGCACAAGAAGATTATACCTTAATAGGCGCAGATGAAACTAGGTCATTTTGTAGAGTTGAAGATGCAGTAGATGCAATAACTAGTATTTGTGCTATTGCATCAAGAGATATTGTTAATGTAGGCAGTAATGAAGAAATAACAGTATTAGATGCAGCAGAAATAATTGCAGAACATAGTGGTGTAACTCCTAATTGGAAGTTTGCTCCAGGAAACAGCGGAAGTGTAGCAAGACGAAAGCCTGACATTTCTCAGCTATTAAAATACTATCCTTCGTTTAGTCCTAGAAAATTTAAAGATGCGGTGAAAGATTTATGAAAGTTGATATACAAGACGTATTATTTTGGATGGATGCTATTCGAAACAGCGATGACAAATATCGCACACTTGAAAGTTTTTGGAAGGGACAAGTAAACAGCAAAGTATGGTTAGCTGAGAACCTAATAGGATTTTCTATCCATTATGGATTTGTACCCGTTAGACCGTTAAATATTGTTATATACGGTGGATGGAACGGTGTGTTGGCAAGTATACTCTTTAACTCTAACATAGCTGTAAACAGCATTACAAGCGTGGATATAGACCCTGTGTGCGAAGATATAGCAAACACAGTAAACAAGCGTCAAGAGATGCAAGGTAAGTTTAGTGCTGTAACAGCAGATATGTGCGAATACACTACTAATGCTGATGTAGTTATAAACACTAGTTGCGAACACATTACACAAGAACAATACGAACAGTGGTTAAGCAATCAGCCAGATGATGCATTATTTGTAATACAAAGCAATAACTATTTTGAACTAGAAGAACATATACGCTGTGCAACAGATTTAGATAATTTTATGCGTATGAGTAAAATTAAACCCTACTGGCGGGGAGAATTTGAAACTCCTAAGTATACACGCTATATGATAATAGGTAAAAAGAAATGAATTATTGGTATGCAAAAGACGACACTAGACTTGGTAAGTTTCAACGTGACTTAGAAACTAAATCAAGTTGTACCTTTTGTGTACTACCTTGGATACACTTAGCAACACGACCTAATGGTGATATGCGTCTGTGCTGTACTGCTAATGCCAGCGGCGCCGGCGAAAATCACACAGTTGGATTGATTAAGAATGAAGACGGAACTCATGCTAACTTTGCAAAAGTAACTCCTATGGAAGCATGGAATAGTGACTTTATGAAAAATGTTCGTATTACTATGCTTGAAGGTAAAATACCTGCTAGTTGCACAGGTTGCTTTGACGAAGAGGCACAAGGCATTGTTAGTAAACGCATATGGGAAACTGCTACGTGGATAAATGACGAAGGTATTGATGTAGAAGAACTTATTGTGCAAACACAAGAAGACGGCACTGTTCCTGAACAATTGCAATACTTAGACTTACGACTAGGACATACTTGTAACATTAAATGCGTAATGTGTAGCCCGCACGATAGTTCAAAGTGGGTAGCAGATTGGAAAAAGCTAGTTCCTCAATTAGAAAATGAATCTGTAAAGCAACAGATGACGTGGGACAAAAAAGAATTCAACAACAAGTGGCACGAAAAGGAATCATTTTGGAAAGAGCTGTATGCACAAATTCCTAATTTAAAACAAGTATATTTTGCTGGCGGCGAACCCTTGATGATTAAAGAACATAAAATGTTTATAGAAGAAATTGTTAGACAAGGGTATCAAGACAATATATTATTGCGTTATAATTCTAATGGACTTCTTGTAGACCAAGAACTAATTAAGTTATGGAGTAAGTTTCGAAAAGTTAAGTTTGCAGTTAGTGTTGATGCAAGTTATGAACGCGATGACTATATACGATTTCCTACAAACTTTAGTGAAGTAGAACGTACATTGCATATGTTAGATAACACGCCTGATAACATACATGTTAGTATGGCAACAGCAGTACAAATATTTAATATTAAACATATTCCTGATTTCTTAAAATGGAAGGTAAACAGTAATTTTAAGAAGATGAATGTTGGTTTAATTAATGGTGTAACAATGGGCGGCGGATTAGTTAATGCTCATCTTGTACATATACCTACATTCCTTAATATTACAATATTACCAGAAGCTGATAAACAGGATGTACGTGAAAGATTTTCAGAATTAAAACAATGGTTATGGGACCACTATACACAAGACGATGAATTTTGGATACACAATCCTAAAGGGTGGCGACAGTGGGAAGGTTTGCTCAAACACATGGATAGTCGAGATAATAGTCATTTGCTATCCGGATTTAAAGAATATGTAAACAAACTAGATGCAATCCGCGGATTAAACGCAGCAAGTATATTTCCAGAGCTAGCACACCTATTATGATTAAACAAGTTATAAATTCACAAGACTCCAAAACACTTCGTATTGAATATATGATAGGTAATACTTGCAACCATAAATGCTGGTACTGTTTTAAAGGTTCAAATGAAGGTGAGTATAGATGGGCTGATAATTTTAAAGAAATTACAGAAAACTTTTTTCATCTGCTTGATCATTACAAAAAAATTGGTAAAGATCGTTTTGAAATACATATTGTAGGAGGAGAACCTACTCTTTGGCCTGATTTAGGTAAGTTTGCTAAAGAAATAAAAGAAAATTACAACTCGTGGGTTAGTATTAGCACTAATGGATCTAGAACTTTAAGATGGTGGGAACAATATGCAGAATACTTTGATGATGTAATGATTAGTGTGCATCATGAATATGCAGATATAGAGCATTTAAAAAATGTAGCAGATATTGTTTATTCAAAAGGCAAAGTAGTAACCGGTATGGTACTAATGGATCCATTTGCTTGGAATAAGTGTATTGATATAATTGCACAATTGAAAAAAAGCAAATATAAATGGTTTATTAATGCTATGGAAGTTATGCACTCTACTATTTCTTATACTCCAGAACAATTAAAATTTATTAGTAAACCTGTAAAACGATTTCCTAATCCTATTTGGTTAGTTAGACATTTAAAAAATTTAAAGCGTGACCCTAAAGTAGTATTTGATAATAATAAAACAAAGAAAGTAAATAGGAATTGGATTGGTTTAAACAAACAAAATCACTTTAAAGGTTGGCAGTGTAATATAGGTGTTGATAACATTTACATTGACAAAGATGGACGTATAACCGGAGCGTGTAGGACTGTGTTATTTGAAAACTATAATATCAATGATACTAAATTTATAGAAAAGTTTAATCCTATAATTAAGCCTAAAATTTGTGATGTTAAAGTTTGCGGATGTCAGCCTGAACAGTTATTAGACAAAATTAAGATTGAATCTTAGTTAGAGGAATATCAGCAGCACACGTACACCACTTGCGTGTACACGTAATTGGTTCTAAAGGTTGTTTAAACGTGCCGTTGTAAATATTGCCTAGACTTCCACCTACTCTACAAGTAGCACGATACACTTCGCCATCCCAATTAATCATAAGACTTTCTAGTCCAGCATTACAACTCCAACCTTCAAACTGATTCCACTTATGTTTAATGATATCATTGGCGTGTAGTTTATATTCATTGTCTACTACACAGTTTGCTTTTACAGTTGCAGTCTTACTTAGTATCCATTCTAAGTCTTTTTCTTTATACCTCATGTCATCAAACCATTCTCGGTCCTCAGCTTCTGTCCAGCGTATTCGTCTGCACACATAAGGAATATTGTGTCCGTCTAAAAGATTTGCAGCAGCTCTTACTGCATCCATATGTTCGTGATGCGCCATTAGATTAACTTGGTACAGCGTAGTCATGCCTTCCATATCTAACAGTTGTGAGTACCTAACAATATTTTCAGCAGCTCGTTGACTGTGTTCGTTATCAAAATGCAAACTAAACACCCATTGATTTACTGGTTGTTTGATATACCATTCTGCACTACGTAATCCATTAGTTGTAACACTTAACCACTGTAACCTTGCTCTAGCACATTCTAATATATCATTAATCTTAGGATGTACTGTAGGTTCACCGCCCGTTAAACTTAGTCGTATAGGCTTGTTAATTTTCTCTAGTTCGTAGATTGTATTAACCATAACGTCTAGATCAGTATGTGGGCTAAAGTTATCGTGTATTTCTGCAGGACAATATGCGCAATCTAAATTGCAACGCTTACCTATATTCCATTCGACATGAATACTGTCTTGATGGCCCCAACGACTCTCTACTTTAAACATATAGTTTAAACTCTGGATTGGCATCTAAAAAACTTTGTCCGCGAGTTTTGTCTAGAGCACGATTAAAGTTTATACAATCTTGCCAGTGTGTATCGTACATACATTTTGACTCTAAGAAGTTGATGTTATCTTGTATCTGTTGTAGTGTTACGGTTTTAAGCAATTCGTTTTCTTGAATAACAGTATAGTCAAGTACTTTTATTTGCATATCTTTTAAGTCACTGACTACTTTTGTTTTTAGTTCAGGCGGAAGTGTTTGCGCACTTAGTGCCATAGGATAGTTTACACGATGCGAATAAAACACAATGCCCATATCGTTTAAAAAGTAATCAATTACATCGCAAATTTGCAAGATGTTATTTGCTTGTACAGTAAACGCACCAACAACGCGACTTACATTAGGAAATGCTTTGAATATTTTTATGTTTTCTTCTATTTCGCTAAACTTGCCATTGCCTCTAATGTATTCGTAGACATCGTGTAAGCCGTCTATGCTTACGTTTACAGCGATTGATTTAAACTTGGGCCAGTAGTCGTGTATTGTGCGTCCGCCTTTAATACCTAGCGTAGTGCCGTTTGTAGCATACTTTAGTTCTATCTGATCACCGTAGGGTGCAAGTTTATCAAGTATCTTGTAGTGGTATGGATCCATTAATGGCTCGCCGCCTGCAAACTCTACACGTCTAAAGTACGGCAGTAGTTTTTCAAAACTTGTCCACCAATTATCTGAGTTATCAAACGGACCAATATATTGTCCTGGCTTAGTAGTAAGTGTGTCTACAATAGGAATAAGAATATTATTTTCCTTTTCGTAGAACGGTTTTACTTCGTTCCAATCTTTCCAACTTGTACTGTCGAGCGGATTGCACATACGACATTTTAAATTACACAAGTTATTGAGTTTGATTTCCATTGTAGGAAGTTCAAAAGGCATGTTATAATCGTCGTCTAAAGCGTCTAGTGCATCAGGGTATAAGTTGACCCTAGCTTCAGGTATAACACCTGCTGTATGACGCTGTCGTAAGCTTTGCACACCCTGATCTTCAAGGTCAAAGCACGGTTTACATACTTCTGGGCGTTCGTCATTTAACACTTGCCTGCGCACTTTACGCATTGCATCACCGTTCCAAACTTCTTCTAATGTTTCATTTTGTATGAACCCAATAGGTTGGCTACGACAGCAAACTTTAATTGCGCCGTCTTCTCGTGTAGCTAATCCTGTAAAAGGATGCATACAAAATGTACAACTATTTGATTTGTTCAATGGCCCATTCTCTTTCTTTACACCAAAAACATTCTCCGCATATAGGAACATATTGTCCTGGAGTATATGTTTGATAGGTTATATGTTCAAATTCGCCTTCGCAACTTCGAGTAATATTTAATAAGTCTTCTATATTGTTTTCGTAGTATTGTTTTACGATCCAGTCTTTAGTAGTATACACGAAAGGATGACAAATGTCAATACCCATATGTTTCATATGTAATGGTAGTACGCCTTTGTATCGTTCTTTAGGACCGCCGGGTATGTCTTCAGGATTTTGTGTAACAGCAGCATACCATGCATCTAACTTGTAAGTGTGTACTGCCCATTCGTTGTGTGCCCTAAGTATAATTCTATTGCCAGGTTTTAGTTTACCGTACTCGTCTACAATATTTGTAGTGTGTGGTTCTTCCATTTCAGGAGGAATAAATCCTTCAATGTGTTCAATACGGTTAGGAAAGCTTTTGCGAAACCATGCAACTACGTCCTGTGCAACATAACGCTGCCAAGGGCGTGTCTTCCACATGCGTATTTGTGTAGTAAAATAAATGTCAGCATTGGATTCTTTAAGTATAAGATATGCAAGTAGTGCGCTATCTGCACCGCCACTTAAACTAATTCCTATACGTTTGTACTTAGGATTCAAGAATAGTTCCATACTATTACTTATTGGTTAAATATTTCTATGCTCCAGAGAAC